GGAGAACCAACCCCTCGTGAGACGAGGAAGTATCACTGTACCGACCTGCCCCCTCTACCCCCAGGAACTAAATCTTCCCTAACCTCTTCGGAAAAGGGAAAGATTTATAATGAGGATGAGGACTTCGAGCTAGGCGGATACGACGAGTACAAGGAGGAACGGCGGATAGACAAACTCAGATTTCTTGATCGAAAATCTGGTCGCCACTGCGTCGGAGATCGTGAACTGCATAGGCGGTTCAACGACAACTCCGACCAGGAGGTACATTATCCTCTACCGAATCCTCCGAGACATCATTCTGCAAAGGCCCTGCGCTTCCAGCACAAGGAGCAACAGGCAGCCTTTCAGATTGCCCACACAGACAACGAGTTCACCTCTGTTGACGTGGGACCGACGGAACCTATACGCGTGGGAGCGTATACGGTTGGTGCGGGCCAGAGAATATTCCACCATCCAGGAGAGGGGTATAAAAACACCCCAGCCCCTTTCAGGGACGGACCATTCTCAGGCCAGCAAGTCGAACCCCGGAACATTAGCATTCCAGGGGACCCCGTGGTGTTACAAAGAAGGTGCGGTCCTTGGACCGCCCCGACCCCGCCACAACCACAGATGTGGAGACAACATCTAGGTACACCATACCTTCAGACCCCTCCTCCACAGACCCCGATAGATTTGCCTTACCGGCTCGGCCCAGTTCAAGCTACCGTCCCCACACAGGGGACTGCTAACCAGGACTCGATGCAGTATGACGTTGTTCTATCGGAACCATTTTCCTCCATTCCTATGCTCTACCCACCCCCCCAAGTCGTTCCACTCGAGGACGTAGATATAGAGAGCATCATGGAGGATTGGCTCAATCCTTCCTCCCAATAACCCCTTAGGGCGTATTAGGAAATCGACCAAGGCTTCTTCCATCACCATTTCTGGCAGTTTTTACCCTTGGACCGACCTTCTTCCTAGCACGTCGAACCCCCTGAACGAAATCATTCGAACAGGGTTCCCACCTCACCGAAAACATCCACCCCGAACGCTCTAACGAAATCGTTCGCTATAAGAGCTCCAGTCGGGACTACGTAATCAGCAAGGCGGTACGGCGCTAGTACCGAAACCATATTGCGAGGGGCGGGAACAAAGTTCCGCAGCTGAGATATATCAACCTCGCATGTCCTCCTTGTTATCTTCAAGGGCCTCAGGCAGTCATGTAGACTACTGAGGGCTTCTCCCACACTCTTCTTGTATCGGAAGAACGATTTTGAGGCACAGGTCTCGCGATAGTGCATCGCGAAGTCTGAGAAATCTATGGTGTTATCACCGTCTTGGATTTTCTTAAGACGCTCCCGCTCCTCTTTCTTGGAACTCCGGAAAGACCGACGATTCGCTTCTCTCCACAGCATAGGACTATAGTAGTCCATTTTGGCTTGTTGAGAGAAGAAAGTTTCGTCGTCCCCGGACAGATCTGCCCAAGAAATATCGTTTCGATTACTCGAATCAAATTCTACATCCACCTCTTCAAAGTGGGACGAGACTGACTCTAGAGCATCCGTCATCCATGGGTGGCACAAAAAATCCCCCGGAGGGAACAGCGTACGTTTCTTTCCCAAGAGTAGCTCATTGTAGAGACTACTGGCAATTTTTAACTGTTCAGGGGTGGTTCTAATGTGAAGTTCCTTCTCGGTTACACTGAGACCTATCCCACCCAGATGGGTGGGTAGGTTCCAGGAGCAACCGGGAGGGACCTTGGCAAGTAGACCCCGCTGACGATGTCGAAATATTGCGTGGGAACGGGAAACGATCTTCGCTCGTGCCTCACCAACGTGAGTATCCTTAAGGACTCCCCTCGTGAAGTCGTGAGAAAGAGGACCAAGCGACAAGTAGCTTCTCGCTTGGTCCCCTTTGCTCGAACGATCCTTCACTAGGGAGAAATTCCAAAAGGGTATACGTGAAAAGGAACCATTGGACCCAATGTCCGGCGTATAGCTATAGGCAAACAACTCCGAGTTCATTTGAAGGAACTGGGAGTGAAAGTAGCATTTACCCGGCGAGGGCTCCATTCCAAACTTTTTGGCCAAGCCTTGCCATCTCAAATTTTCCTCCTCCGAAAACAGTGAAACGCAATCATCCCCATTGATCAACAGAGGAAGGTCCTTTAAAGGGACCTCCTTCTGGTGGAGATGGCCGGAGCTATCGAAGCTCATACGGCAAAGAACTGCGTTCGCTATACAGAGGATAGGAAAAGAGACGGGAGAACCCATTAGCTGTCCGTTTCCCTGTTTCCAGGGATCCGGAGCTACCCCAGGCCGGGGACGCTCGGAATAGAGCGTATGGTTGACAAGGCAGTTCTCAACTAAGAGAGAATACCATTCTGGGACGTCGCCGTAATGGGCTACTTGGCGCCAGATCTCCTGCGAAATAAATCGACGTAGGTTATCCGTGGCACCAGAGTAGTCCCCACTAGAGAACTTTCTCTTACCCGGAAGGGTTTTAAGAAGGTTCTCATTGAGGGACTCGGCGTCTATGGTCTTCCCGATGAGAGCGAAAGTCGGATGTTGCTTAAGGACACTCCACATCCACTTTTGAGCCCAGGTGCATAACCAATAACTTACTTCAGGTCCAGCCGTGACCGTACGTACCTTAAGGGGTTCAAGAATCTGGATCGGGACGGCTGGGTAGCCGTCCTCTTCCTCGATGCTGATCTGGGTTTGCACCCAGGTCCAGAATCGTTCTTCTTGACCCTCAAAATGTACGACGGAAAGGTTCTGATCCGTCAGAGATAAGTAAAGGTTTTCACTCTGGAGGGGACGGGCGATGCCGTACTCGTTAAACTTAGCCTGTCGCCAGGCTTCGCACAACTTTGACGCGGCACCTCCTTGGTCCCGATTAGAGCTAAAGTGAGATGAGAGGGAGGGAAATGGTGCTATCCCTCCTCCTTGTTGAAACTTGTGGTTCTTTCCACGGAAGAGCTCCTCGACGGTCCTGCGTATTGATCGAACAATCGCATCATCCAGATCGATGTCTTCCTGAATTTGTGGGTCCTTGTCTCGGGAATGGAGACCCGAGAAAGGATCGCTTAATGCTCTCCTATGCTTCTCCCTCGCCTCATCTTGAAGGCTGGAGGGGACTACCGGTGTTCCCTTCTTTAACATAAGAAGGGTCTGTCCAAGGGAAAGGGCTTTTGCCCGGTCAGCTTCATTCGAGTAAAGATATCGACGTCTAGCGCGATATACTTTAGCAAGAAGAAACCGACCGAGTTTGCCCGTCCCGAGGACGCCACGGATACATCCCTTCCAGCCCGATTTGATTTTCGGGTGGGGAGAAAGAGTTGGATTTTCTCCAACGCATATAGAGAGACCCTGACCATAAAACCACTTGAGTGTCTTATCAAGGGAATAGGTCAGGTCCAAGAGACGAAAGCGGGCGGCAAGCTTCCAGACCGCCCCCTTCGTATACTCTAGGCCATAAGCATCAGTCAAACACTGGACAAGGTGTTTGGCGTGACCCATCGCATCACTGCGATAGTGGTCCGGACTCTCGGCCTCGGCCGAGGGAACTTCTCCCTGAGGAGTTTCCGGACTTATTGGGTGTTTCGGCACCTCGGTGACTACCGAGGTGGGAGG